GCCGTAAATCGTTATAACGGTATCTGGTCGCTAATCAGAAAAATAAGCGCGGTCGAGATCGAACTCGTCATAGAAACTGAAAGTTTGAGTATATAAAATAAAATCTTTATAAAGTTTCTGACGTAAAGAACGATTCTGGTATGCTTCTGGTACGAACGCAAAGGCCGGTAACAACAAATTCCGGTAAGGAGTGAAGCGCCGTGGGCAAGGGCGTGGCATCACAGCCGGAATATAGCGGTCTCCAAACGGATCAACGAAGCAATCCGGAAGACGGATGTCGGACACCTCAAGTCCAAGAGTCGCCAGGTACTTAAAAGCTTTTGAAGGCTTAGAGGAAACGTAGTCCTGGACGACTTTGGACGAGAGACCGAACTTAGTCATAATCCAACGTATGGCATCATGAAAACGAACGGCGGCATGGGGATCCATGCACGAGTACAACTGGCCAAGAAGGCGGGCACACGACTCAAGAGCAGAGTCGACTTCGCGTTCAGGGTAGAAGGTGGAGGCGACGATGAAGTCCATAGGCCTCCGAGGACCTCCAGGCCGATAATAATAGCCAAGCCAATGTATATTGTCCGGGTTATCGGTGAGGATCGTCTTATCTACTGAAAGGATGGCGCCAAACGCCCGGAGTAGTTCAGCCGCTAAAGCATCGAGAGAGACAGAGCTCTGAACGAGGAAGACTTGGCTGTCATCCCCGTAATAATAGTCCTTGGCAGGCAAGGACCCGGTCGTGCGATAGAGAGCAGTCCGGAACTGGACAGCGTTGACACAAGTATCAACAAAGTTGGTCCACATGGAACCAGAAGGTACGCCGCTAGACTTCTGAATCCTAAGACCAGAAGGCGACCTAACCTTGGTGTTGATAAAGTAGGAAAGCATAGCCTTCCACCTGCGACAGGACTGTCCAACGTTAACGTTCCAATATTTCCCTTCCGAATCGAGGACTTTCGAAAAGTCAAACCAATCTGAGACCAGAGAAAAGACATCTCGAATGGTCCAGGCAGGCACACGCGCATCAAAGTTTGTCAGGTCACCGGATAAACTCAGCTTGATCCCAGGTTGAGAGAAGGACCGAGCCAAGTGCTCATGGCCAGAGCGAGCAGTTTCCATGCCCAAGCCATAAAACGAGTC